ATGCAAGGCGGCGAAGAACCCAAGGTTAACGATGCCATCAAGGAGATCGCGGTGTTACTGGCTGCGGCATATGAGCGACGCGCCAGGATCCGGCTTGTTCACACGACGCCGGAACCGTTCCCGTCAACAGAGGGACTTGATAAGACCGGCGAACCGAGCGTTCATGAACTGAGGTTGACGAGTCAGAGAAAGGAGTCAACACAGCAATGAGGAAACGAGACGCACTGCCGCAGATCGCGGATCTGCCCAGGATGAGCGCGTCGCAGTTGCAGGCGGTGCATCGGGAACTGTTCGGAGCGGAGCATCCGATTTCGAACTGTCAGCACCTGCGGCGAAAGATCGCCTGGCACCTGCAGGCGGCGAGGGATGGCAGCCTTCCGGAGTCGGTCCGGCAATACGCCATCGCCATCGCGCGCGGAACAGAGTTGCGATTGCGCATCTCGAAGAACGCATCACGGCGACAGGCTGGGTTCCTGCTGGAACAGACCGTGACCACGACGGTGGTTCAGACGCGGGATGCGCGCCTGCCAATGCCGGGGAGCTTGATCGTGAAGAAGTACAAGGCCGAGGTCGTCGTGGTGAAGGTACTCAATGATGGCTTCGAATACGATGGCCGGCGGTTCAGCTCGCTCAGTGCAATCGCGGGCGAGATAACCGGCACGCGCTGGAATGGCTTTGCATTCTTCGGGCTGGAGAAGGGGGCACATCGTGCGCGCTGACCGGAGGCCGAAGGAAAACGGCTCTGTGGCACCGGCGGGTGTCCGCTGCGGGATCTACACTCGGAAATCGACGGAGGAAGGCCTCGACCAAGCTTTTAACACTCTTGACGCGCAACGCGAGGCCGCGGAATCGTTCATCAACAGCCAACGGCGGGAAGGATGGGCGACGTTGCCGCAGAAGTACGACGACGGCGGCTATACTGGCGCCAACATGGACCGCCCGGCGCTGAAGCGGCTGCTTGCCGACGTCCAAGCCGGTACCGTGAACTGCGTCGTGGTCTACAAGGTGGACCGACTTTCGCGATCGCTGCTCGATTTCGCGCGGATCATGGAGATCCTGGACAAGCACGGCGCGACCTTCGTGTCGGTGACGCAGCAGTTCAATACGACCAGTTCCATGGGCCGCCTGACCCTCAACATCCTGCTCTCATTCGCCCAGTTCGAGCGGGAGATGATCTCTGAGCGCACCCGCGACAAGATGAGCGCCGCGCGGCGCAAAGGCAAGTGGGTTGGTGGCAATCCTGTGATCGGCTATGACGTCGCCCCGCAAGGCGGTTCCCTGCTGGTGAATCAGGAGGAGGCGCAGCGCGTACGGGAGATCTTCGCGCTCTACCTCGAACTAGGATCACTGATCCCCCTGGTGGAGGAACTCGACCGCCGCGGATGGCGGATGAAATCCTGGACGACGCGCGAAGGCCGGCAGGCGGGCGGCAAGCCGATCCCCAAGAACAGCCTCTACAACCTGCTCACGAACATGATCTACGTAGGAAAGGTCGAGTACGGCGGACAGGTTTATGAAGGCGAGCATGATCGCATTATTGACGACGAGACCTGGAACAGCGTCCAAAGTGCCCTAAACCGCAACGGCCGACGCGGCGGTCGGAATATCGGCAACAAATACTCTGCCCTGCTCAAAGGGCTGGTCCGTTGTGGCAGTTGCGACGTCGGCATGGTGCACACGTACGTAAATAAAAAGGACAAGCTCTATCGCTACTACGTATGCGTGAAGGCCCACCAGCGGGGCTGGGCGCAATGCGAGACGCGGTCCGTGTCTGCTCCCGCGCTTGAGAACGCGGTGGTGGAGCAGCTCCGAAGTATTGGCCAGAATCCCACCATGCTGCGCGAGGTCCTACGACAGCTCGGCGAGCTTCGGCACAGAGAATCGGCGGAGATCGACAGGGAGAAAACGGACGTTGAAACGGAACTCAGGAAGATCGCTCAGCAGATGAAAGAAACCGTATCGGTAGCCGGCAGCACCGGTTCTTCATCAGAGCTTGCCACCATCCGCCTGGCCGAACTCCAGGATCGAGTGTCGCACCTCAGCAGCCGATTGGCCGAGCTTCGCCAGCAGTTGACCGCCATCGAAGCAGCGGGCGTCAACTCCCAGGACGTGGAGGCTGAGCTCCATGACTTCGATTCGCTTTGGGAGCAATTGTCAACGTGGGAGCAGGAACGATTCATCCGCACGCTTATTGCGCACGTGCGGTATGACGGCACGTCCGGTACGGTGACTCTTGGTTTCCGCTCCCAGGGGATCAAAGATCTTTGCAACTGGGCGCCAGCCCTGACGGAGAAGAATGAGCATGCAAAACAACGCGGTTGAGATTCAGTTCCGCTTACACGCCACAGATCGGCCGCCGGGGAAAACGGGACTGTCGGATGCGCCACCTTCCGGAAACGGGCGTCTGCCCCGAGTAACACAGGTAATGGCTCTGGCCATTCAGTTCCAAGACATAATCCAGCGAGGTGAGGCACGAGATTACGCAGACCTTGCCCGCCTTGGGTGCCTAACGAGGGAAAGGATGAGCCAAGTCATGGAGTTGGTCTGGCTCGCACCGGACATCCAGCAGGAGATTCTGGAGTTCCCGCCGAGCGGGGCGCCTCGATTTCCCATCAGTGAAGTGGCGGTGCGCAGGATCGCGAGCGCCTTGTCCTGGGAGGACCAGCGCCGGGAATGGAATAGGCTTCGAGCGAACCATAACCTTACTTGACCCATCGATGCGCCTTGCGAACACGTTGCGATCGACTCTGCTCGTCGGCTCTGTGAACAACTGTCGGCCAGGGGAGGTCGCACTGGTTCGCCGGGCAATATCGGCATATTCGTCAGGACCCGGGCTTAATTGGGAAATATTATAAAGTGGGCTGGTGGAGTCTTTTTTCGGTCTTTCAGCCGCTTCGCGGAAGCACTTCAACGAAACCGTCGAACAAGCTGAACGCAAATTTAGACAGGCGACGAATGCGGTCGATGGAACCAATAATATTCTCGGGATCGACACTCGATCAATCTGGGAACGCGAGAAGATCCGCGTACCGGCAACCAAAGAAGCTGCCCTCGAATACCTGGGAACGATTCTATTCTTTCTAATAGACAAATTCTCTCTGCTGAGATTGCCCGATGACGAACTTCAATCTCGAGTGAACGTGGCGCTCGCCGGTTTACGGCGGATCACCTTTAAGGAGAAGTGGCCGAAATCGATACCCCTGAGCCCTGGCTGGCATGAACGGGAGGAACAAGAATTTGATGCCGCGCTGATTCAGTGGCTCGAGAATCGTGAGGAGTGGCGAAGATACGAGGCCCAAGTACTGCCCCAGATCGCGGACGCGACGGCGGCTGACGATTCTGGCCAAAGAGCTTCAAGTCCATTGGTTTATTGCAACGTCTGGCCATTGGAGGGCCTGTCGGTCATGGCGAGGAGCCGGATTAGAGCCGGATTGCTTGAGATCCACGGCGCTTTCTTGGATGACAAGACGAACGGCGAGGTAGACTGTTGGCGTCGCGTATACGACTTGGTAGCGGACGAATTCGATCGCGCTGGAAAGCTCACTGACGACTTGGTTAATACGCGCATCCCGGAAATCGTCGCCGATGCCGCCGCGGGTGGCGCCTGGTCTTACGAGCCGTCTGGCCGCGTGCAACCGACTTCCCTCTTCAATGTCCGTCTGGGAACTCGTTTTTACACATCCTGGCGGGTGGAGGCGCTCCTGGACGGACTAAGAGGACGGACGACCTATTGGAGAGGACATCTCATCCTGAGCCCGGCGACCTCCAGTGCATCCAAAGCAGACAGTATAAGGCGTGGGCGCAAAGCGAAGTTTGAGGACCACCAGCGGGTTGCCACGATGGTCGCGAGCCTTGAGGGCGACTGGAAGAGCCCAACGAATCTAAAGCGGCTTGCCGAGTGGATGGATTCAGAGCATCTAGAAGTTGATCGAAGATGGCGCAATAACCGGATTTATACTTGGGTCGAAAAACTCGATTTCGAAGACGACAATTTCGTCAAAGCCATAGAATACCGCCTTGGCCAAACGAAGAAATGATTCTTCACCGATTCTTCGAATTCTTCGTCCGGCACTACAGACAACCTAGCACCAGCGCGTTTTCTTATACTTAGGCTCTTCAAGGCGAAAAGGCTTCCCCGAAGAATTCACTCAGGGAAAAATGGGTACAGCCTCAGAGGCCGGAGAACCTGAGTGAATAAGATGGCCAAACATGAAGCCGGACAGGAAGCGCCGCCCTGGATCCGCTTCTCGCAACTTTCGGCGCCTCGGCAACTATTGGTACGGCTTTGCCAGTTAATAAATTTCGGTGAAATTCGTGATATTGAAGTTCGCGGTCGCGAGCCGTTGTTCGGCGCTGCATCGGTTGTCCTAGTCGACCACAGGCTCGACGCGGATGAGGCGCCCCGCCAGGAAGGCGCCCTTCCAGACTTCAACCTTTGCCAAGAAATTTGCCGGTTGCTGTCACGGCTTGATCAGATCGAGAACGGCCGGATAAGCCGTATCGAAATCCGCTCTGGCCTGCCAAGGCGAATCCTGTTCGAGTCCCACGTAGGGAGATTGCTGCGGTGAGCCCCGACCACGCCTCCTTCGCGATTCGGCAAGCTTCCATCCGAGCCAGCTTGTTGGTCGCTACGGCCGGCTTCAGGTCGGACGATTGGGAGGATCTGCGACAGGAAATGATCCTCGACTGCCTGCGCCGCTCCCCGAAATTCGATCCCTCTCGCGGCGATTGGCAAGGTTTCGTCCGAGGCGTCATCAGAAACCACGCCACGGTCCTGGTCACACGAAGGCATCGGAGCCTGCAACGGGAAGTTCTCGCTGAGGACTTATCGTACAAAGAGCCCAGAACGGCAGACGATCGAGCCGATCACCTCGGCGCCGGCCACAAACATGAGATTGAACCTGGGCTTCAAATGAGCATTGACGTTCAACGTGTGCTCAGCGGGCTGCCTCCCCAGTTGCAGAATTTGGCACGTCTGTTGAGCGAGTCGCCCATGCTGGAAGCCGGCGCAAAGACAGGCAAATCACGATCGCGCGTGTACCAGATGACTCGGCAATTGAGAGATGCCTTTGTGCGGGCCGGATTTCGGACCCCCTTTGCGAGGAAGTCGGCGGTAAAACGACGAAGCAATTCTCGCACGGAGGTCAAGAGGCGCGGGAATGAGCGCGTCTGATCCCCTCGGCGCCGTGCAGGAGCACATGCGTATTGCCGCCCGCTTCCTGCAAAGCGTCTTTAGCGGCCAAGAGGCCGGCTTTGTCGCTCTTTTCAACAAGCCGAGCAAGCACTCGACGTTCGTACCACTCAAGAAACGGGAGTGGTACACCGAAGCGGCGAAGAATGCGATCCTCGCGCGCGAGAAGGAAAACATCTATTTCGCAATCGGCGTGCAGGGCCAACAACCGCATAGAGGCCGCGGCAAGCAAGCAGGCGTCATCGCCCTACCTGGTCTTTGGGCCGACATTGATGTGCTCGGTCCAAACCACGTCGCCACCAACTTGCCTCCGACACTGGAGGACGCCTGGAAGATCATCCAGGCGGTACCGTTCAAGCCCACCGTCGTGGTCTACTCCGGTGGCGGAGTGCAGCCCCATTGGCTGTTTCGGGAGCCGATGGAGACGGCAACCGACAAGGACAGGCGCGCAGCAAATCGGCTGTCGAAAGGCTTCCAAGGTCTCTTGGCTGGCGTCGCCGCCGGGAATGGTTGGAGTATCGACAATACCGCTGACATCTGTCGCCTCTTGCGGGTTCCTGGCACTTATAACCGCAAACAGGAAACGCCGGTTCTGGTCCAGTATGAGGTCATTGAAGGCGGCCAACGCTACAATCCGTCAGACTTCGAGGAACTCGTCAACCTGGAAGCCGACCCAGAGCTCAAGGCTCACGTCCAGGGCGCTGCGCCGGAAAATCCGAGCGGCGAGTTCCTTCGCGTGCTGGCCGAGTGCCCCTGGATGCACCACTGCAAAGACGACGCCGCCCGTCTGCCCGAGCCTGAGTGGTATCGCATGCTGTCGATTGTGGGCCGCTGCAGAAACGGTAGCCGGATCGCCCACGATATGAGCCATGCGTACCCAAAGTACAGCGCGGCTGAAACCGAGGAGAAACTGCGCCAGGCAATGGGTGCGGCCGGGCCAGCCACCTGCACCTTCATCGAAAATGACTTAGGCCAGAAGCAATTTTGTAGTCAATGCAGGCACCATAACAAGGTCAAGAGCCCGATCGTCCTGGGGATGCAAGAGCGCGCTCGACCGGGCACTGAAAATGCGTTGGTACCAGAGCGGGGCACTGTTGATGACCGTCGGCTGCCGAATATCCAGGCCAGCGACCGACAGTTGCGTGATGTTAGCCGTGAAGCGTTGGCCGCATTGCGGCTTTTCAACGATCCACCCTCCCTCTTCGCTCGCACGGGCAAGGTAGTGTGTATCACCCAGGAAGAATTCGGACGCCATGTCATTGCCGAGGTTTCCGATCGGATTCTCCGGAACCGGCTGACCAGATCGGCCAATTTCTACCAAGTGGGGCGGCAAGGCATCCGGAATTGCGTGCCGCCCATGGACGTGGTCAGAGACATCCTGGCTACGCCGCCCATCGAGTGGCCCTTCCCTCCGTTGCAGGGCATTATCGAATCGCCAGCACTCCGGGAGGAAGGAACCCTGATTACGCTACCTGGGTACGATGGTGCGAGCCGGTTGTTCTATGCACCGGATCCAGCGTTGATCCTACCCGATATCCCCGAGCAGCCGACCACGGATCACATTGAAATGGCCATCGAAATGGTCCTGGAGATAATTGCGGATTTCCCTTTTGTGGATGGAGCTAGCCGCGCAAACGCGATTGCCTCGATGTTGACGCCCATTTGCCGCCCTGCCATCAAGGGCCCGACACCGTTGGCACTCTTTGACGCCACGACCCAGGGCACAGGGAAAACTCTGCTATCCGAAGTCGTCTCGCTAATCGTGAGCGGTCGTGAAGGCGCGCTGTTCTCTGCACCGCGTGAAGCGGAGGAGTGGCGCAAGCAACTGACTTCGGTCCTGCGCGAAGGATCAACCATCGTCATTATCGACAACGTGAACTACCGTCTTGACTCTGCCGACCTGTGTAAGGCATTGACTGAGACCATCCACGGTGATCGCATTCTCGGCCTATCGCAAACCATCACCTTGCCCGTCCGGTGCACCTGGATCGCCACCGGCAACAACCTTCAATTAGGCGGCGACATGCTGCGGCGCTGTTACTGGGTGCGGATGGATGCCAAGTGCTCAAGACCGTTTGAACGGACGGAGTTCCGGCATAAGCGGCTGAAGCAATACGTGCTCGTTCACCGGGGCGAACTTCTCGCCGCGTTGCTGACGCTGGCCCGTGCTTGGTTTGTCGCCGGTCGCCCGCAACCGGATGTGATACCTGTGGGCAGTTTTGAAGACTGGACAACAATCATCGGCGGCATATTGCAGCACGTCGGTATAGAAGGGTTTCTGGCAAACTCCTCTCAGCTCTATCAGCAAGCGGATGCCGAATCGATTCAATGGGAGGCGTTTCTCAAAACCCTCGATGGCGTGTTTTATGGCGAACCCTTCACCGTGGCTCAAGCCTGGGAATGCGTGAATGACAAGACCTACAACGCGGAAACGCGGAAAACGGTTTCAACAGAGCGCGCCGACGAGTTGCGTGGCGCGCTGCCGGACCTCATCGCACAAGCGCTGGATCGCGAGGGCTTCTTCAAACAGCGGCTTGGCTTCGCTTTTCGCGAGCGCGTCGGGCGTCGCCATGGCGACGCACAAGTTCGAATCGAACGCGCAGCGGACGATCTCCACGGAAAGGTCGCTCGCTGGAAAGTGATGATGAACGCATGACCGCCGCTCAATTCACCCCGCAAGTCGCAGGGAACGGAAGTGCTATCCCCGCGCCTCATGATGATGAAAGGAAAGGCCGTGCGGGGATAGCGGGGATAGGTCCCCTAGCGCACGGCGCCCGGATCGTTATTTCGGAGCACGCATCATCGTACACATGCTATATGAAACGGACAGGACGGCAGCTATACCCGCCTTCCCCGCTGACCGCTTGTTTTCAGGAGCTTACACTGCGGGGATAAGGCTGGTCGTTTAATTTGTTGGAGGGCGGGACTCACGCCGCAATAAAAAGACTCGGGCGGGTGCACATCTTCGGGAGTCGCCTGGTATTGGTTTGGTAGAGGGAACCGTTCGATCGGCCGGGCGTCAGCCTGGTTAGGTCGGCCTCGATCACCGGCCACGTTTTCAAGCGCCATGGCGAGCGACCGCGCATCGCGGGTTTACCAGATCATCCGCGAATCCGCCCGGTGCCATCCGTACGGGCCTGAACCGAGTGCCATTCGATCCGACTCCCTTGCATCTCGCGTTGAAAGGGTCCGCCGGACGCCGCAAGTTCGCCATCCCAAGTCCATGTAATCGGCAAGGCATGAGGGTCAGCCGAGAAAAGTCGGGTCGCCCGGAGCCGCTAGTCCTGAGTATTCGAACGCTTCTGACCAACCAGGCACGATTCCGGCGAGTTCCCATTCCCGGCGACAGCCAGTACATCGATACCAATAGTTCCGTTCCTTGAGTATCGGCTCAACAGTGCCGAGCCGATTGAACCTGAGACATCCGGCGCAGTCGAGATCAGGAATTTGAGTCAGCCTTACATAGTTTGCGCTTGAGCCACAGTTCAAACAATCTCGGGTAACGAAGCCTCCGTTTCGGCTCCGGACCAGCAGTTCCTTTGCATGGCAGCAGGTCGAAGGCGTCAGTGAGAGGATCAGACACTTTCCGTCAACTCGTCGCGGCAAGGGTTGGTTGCAGACGCCCGCTGAAACGAGGGCCCGAATTTCCGCCAGCGTCATTTGGGTTTGACGCTATCACGATGGCATCGCTGTGACAACTGTTACCGTCGGGTCAACCACAAGGTACAAAGATATGATGTCCATATGCAGTCGATTGAGATCGACCCCGAGCTGAACCGCCTTGCTCTTGCCGAAGCCGCCGCACAGTATCCCGAGTTCGCGGGGCATGCCTTGCGGGTCATCGCACGACCGCTTTCGAGAGGGTTCGCCTGGCAACTGGAGTGGAAGGGGGCGCCACCACCTGGGCAACAAGCGTGGGAGTTTCAAAACACGGTAATCCGGGCATATAAGAGGCTCGCGGGAATCACGGACTAGTGCGGGCAAGCAGGCTCGATAGCGGCAAATGGGAAGAGCCAGCTGAATTTCAACGGCAAAACAGACATCCCTCTTGAACAGCACTCTATACAAATTCCAACCATCGGCGTAAGATTGTAGGCAGAGGCTCGGTTCGCCAGGCCAGCGCAAAGCGCACCCTCCGGAAGATTCCTCCAAAAAGTTTGCAGCAGTTCTTATGAGGTGACGCATGGCCTCGCATGCTATAGCCAGGCACATCGAGCACTGGCCGCTCGACAAACTGATTCCTTACGCCCGGAATCCACGGATCCACTCGGACGCGCAAGTTGCGCAGATCGCCGCCAGCATTTCAGAGTTCGGGTTCAACAACCCGATTCTGGTGGATACCAATGCGGGCATCATTGCCGGCCACGGCCGGCTGCTCGCCGCCCACAAGCTGCAGCTCCAGCAAGTCCCGGTGATCGTCCTCGACCATCTGAGCGAAACGCAGAAGCACGCTTACATTCTCGCGGACAACCAGCTCGCCCTGAACGCCGGGTGGGACGAGGACTTGCTGGGGTCGGAGTTGACCGACCTTCGGGACCTCGATTTCAATCTGGATTTGACCGGCTTCGACGAGCTGGAGCTATCGCGGTTACTCGCGGATGACAGCGCAGTCACGGGCCTTACCGACGAGGATGCGGTCCCGGAGCTTCCGAAAACGCCCACCTCGGTCGCGGGAGATCTCTGGAGTCTCGGCAATCATAAGCTGCTGGTGGGCGACGCGACGGTTCGCTACGACGTGGATCGGCTGATGGCCGGCGATGCGGCGGACCTGGTGTTCACCGACCCGCCCTATAACGTCGACTACGAGGGATACACCGAGGACCGGCTGAAGATTCAGGGTGATCGCATGAGTGCAGAGCAGTTCCAGCAGTTCCTGGCGGCGGCGTTCAGTAACTACCGCCACATCGCCAAGTTGGGCGCATCGCTCTACGTCTGCCACTCGTCCTCCTGGCAACGCGAATTCCAGAATGCACTCGAGACCGCCGGTCTGGAGGTTCGCTGCCAGATCATCTGGGCTAAGAACACCTTCGCCTGGGGATTTGGGAGGTACGAGTTCCAGCACGAGCCGATCTTCTACTGCCACGTGGCCGGTCAAAAGGACTCCTGGTACGGCGACAAGTCGCAGTCAACGTTGTGGCAAGAGAAGAAGCCAGCCGCCAACCGGATGCACCCGACGGCGAAACCCGTTGAGCTGGTTGAGCGCGCCTTGCTGAACAGCAGTAAGTCGGGCGACCTCGTGGTCGACCTGTTCGGCGGCTCTGGCTCAACGATTATCGGCTGCGAGCGGCGCGGACGGAAGGCCCGGCTCATGGAGATTGACCCGAAGTACGCCGACTGCATTGTCAAGCGCTGGCAGGAATACACGGGAAAGCAGGCGGCGCTCGAATGTGATGGACGTGCGTTTGACGCCGTTGCAGCGGAACGTTCAAAAGTCATCTCATAGCCGGGTGGACTGAACTGGACAGGGAGATTATTGATTGGGATATCGAGGCCCCATTCCGAAACCAACGGCGATCGAGATTGCTGAGGGGCGACCCGGGAAGCGGCGGCTCAACGGTCGCGAACCACAGCCACGGGGGATTACGCCGAAATGCCCCGCCTACCTGGACGAGCGTGCCAGGCAGGAATGGCGGCGCCTCAGTCTGATACTGAAGCACATGAAAGTGCTGACGGAAGCCGACGGGTTGATGCTGGGCAATTTGTGTCTTACCGTCAGCACGTTGGTGAAAGCGCAGGAGAAATTGAACCAATTGGGAATTCTCTACAAGTCGCCGAGCGGTTACGTGATGCAGAGTCCGCTGTTAACGGTGGTGAATCAGTGCGTGGACACGATTACGAAATTATCCCGCGAGTTTGGGCTGACGCCGGCGAGCCGGCCGCGCCTCACCATCGAGAAACAAGACGACCATGTCGGAGACGAGTTGATGGCGTTGCTGTCGCTGCCGCGGACAAAGCCGGTTGGAAATTGATGAAGCCATTTCGCGGAGAACCCCCTGGGGGGCAAAACTCGCGGATTTTCACAGAACGGGTGCCCAGCGGTTGTGGGCCAGTGGTACTAGAGAAATCATCGCCCCCTACGCCTGTAGAGCCCGGCTCTCGCGCGGATGGGCCGTGTGCACCTCGTTTCCGCGCGGTTCGTAGCGTGCTATACCAGGCAGTCCTGAATCAGAAGGTACTGTGTGGCGAAGCTGCACCTGCGGGTGGCCAGATTGCGAGAAGGCGGCAGCTACTGAGGGATTTTCGGGGTTGACTGGTTGACTCGGCGGTTGACTCGCCGGTTGACGAAATTGAACTGATGCCTGCTAACACTAAGTTAGAAAAAGCGCGGACCTGGCAGAACCGGATCGTCGGTCACGGCGAGGCAGACCCCGAGCAGTTACTGGCTAACCCGCGGAACTGGCGGATCCACCCGCGCGAGCAGGAAGAAGCGCTCAGGGCGGTGCTCGATAAGGTTGGCTGGGTTCAGCAGGTCGTCCTGAATCAGAGGACCGGATTCGTGGTTGACGGACATCTGCGGGTTTCGATGGCCATCGCCCGCCGCGAAAGAGTCCCGGTCACCTACGTGGATTTAAGCCCGGCCGAGGAGTCCCTAATTCTCGCCACCTTCGACCGGGTGACGGAATTGGCGAGCATCGATCGGGATAAGCTCGATGAACTGGTCCTCGACGCAGTCGCGGAATTCCCCGATCTCAAGGGCGTGCTCGATGACATCGATCTCCTCATTTCTGGTGAGGCTCCGGCCCTCGTTGATGGGCTGACGGACGCCGATTCCGCGCCGGACCTTCCCGAGCACCCGGTCACCCAGCCGGGCGATGTCTGGCTTCTGGGGCCGCATCGACTCTTGTGCGGCGACGCTACTTCTGCCGACGCTGTCTCGCGCGTCTGCGGCGCAACGGTGCCGTTCCTCATGGCCACCGACCCTCCATACGGAGTCCAGTATGAGCCGGAGTGGCGGGAGGAGGGCGGGTTAAACCCCCGTACCGTCCAGGGAGGCAAGGTACAGAATGACGACCGGGTAGACTGGACCGCAGCTTGGCAGCTCTTTACGGGCGATGTCGCCTATGTCTGGCACGCCGGGATCTATGCCGGCGAGGTCGCGGCGACCCTCTCGGCGGCTACTTTCCGCATTCGCGGGCAAATCATTTGGCGAAAGCAACACTTCGTCATCAGCCGAGGCGCCTACCACTGGCAGCACGAGCCCTGCTGGTACGCCGTCCGGAACGGGAAAACGGCGCACTGGCGCGGCGATCGCACCCAATCCACAGTGTGGGACGTGCAGAATCTCAATCCTCACGGTGGCAACCTGGACGAGAAGACCACAGGGCACGGGACGCAGAAGCCCATTGAACTGATGCGTCGGCCCATTCTGAACCATACCAAACGGGGCGAGACCGTCTATGACCCCTTCCTGGGCAGCGGCACGACGCTGGTCGCTTGTGAAATGACGGAGCGTCACTGCATCGGAATCGACATTGACCCGAAGTACGTAGACTTAGCGTTACTCCGCTGGCAGGACTTTGCTGGTGAACAGGCCACGCTCGAAGGCGATGGCCGCAGCTTCGCGTCCATCACGAAAGAGCGTTTCCCAATGAACCGCGATGGGCAGGCTGAGATCAACAAGAAACAGAGGCAGGCCTGAACAATGCCCGACGTGACTGTACCGCAGTGGGCCGCTCAGATTGGCATCAGCAAACAGGCAGCCTATAAGCGGCTAAAGTCCGGTAAGGTCAAACTCAACAGCCGCGGCCTGATTGATACCGAAAGCGCAGCAGCGCAATGGGAAGCGAACAAGGATGCTTGGCAGTGGCAGCGCGGGGCGCCGAAACAGTCAGCGAGGGCGTCGCACGAATTGCGCTCGGTCGAGAGCGGCCGGACATATGCGCCACCGGAGGACCGGGCTTCCTTCTCAGAAGCGCAACGGGCACGGGAGTGGCTGCGCGTCAAGAGGGAGAAGCTGGCGGTTGAAGTGATCGAGGGCAAGCTGGTAGATGTCGCCGAGGTGGAAGCCGCGTGGTCAGGCATGATCTTGACCGCGCGCAACCGGCTGCTGCTGCTGCCCGATAAGGTGGCACCCCGGATCGCCGCGGTCTCCGATGTCCAGGAATGCCGTGCGATCGTGGACTACGAAATCCGGGAGGCGCTGACCGCGCTGAGTGAGCATTAGCCGAATGTCCACTCAATATCTTGAAATCGCCCGTTGCCGCCGCGAGATCGCGGAAATCGAAGCTTCAATCCGGGCCGGCCATCCAGACGTGCAGGGGCTATGCCTGGCACTGGCGGACTGGTCCGAAGAGTTGCGATTGATTGAGGGCACGAGAAGGCCTGCCGACCTGAACCTAAAGGAGATTTGATCCATGGAATGCCGAGACTCTGATTCTTTCACCGTCCCGAACAACATCGAACTGGCCAGGCGGTGCCTCGCATTGATCAGCGATATTGCCGGTCGCGGTGCTTGTTCGCAAAACCCGGAACATATCGGGCATGCCTTGCAAGAGTTAAGCCAAGTGATGCTTGAGAGGACCGGAAGTAAGGTCAGGCGGTTTGAACCAGTACCAGCCGACCAGATCCGCGACTTGGAATGGCTGCATGAGCAGCTTGAACAGGTCAAGTGGTACTCAGAGGATATGGGGGCATCTGTTCATGGCTATGGCTTTCTGGGCCTCTGGATGCACAGGCTAGGTTTCAGATTTTGCAGCTGCGAGGAGAGTCAGACCTCTGAATTATCTGGCGGTAGTTGGAATTGAGCAGGATGGATTTGCCTTAACGCCGATGGGCGATGAACTGTCGAGATTCCTGACAAGAGGACGCAGAGGAGGTATTTGATGGCGCGGCGCGGCACCGCGGCAAGCATCAATCTGGCCGAACTGGAGAAGCTGGCCGCGATGCAGTGCACCGACGAGGAAATTGCGGCCTGGTTCAACGTTTCGACACGCACCATCGAGCGGCGCCGGAAGTCCCCGGTATTCGCCGAGACCATCTGCCGCCGGCAAGGCGCGAGGCCGAATCTCACTGCGGCGGGCTCAGCTCAAAATACTGGAGCAGGGTAACGCCACCATGGGCATCTGGCTCGGAAAGCAGTACCTGGGACAGGCCGATCAGTTTGACGTGAACACCAACAACCAGACGGTCGTACTCGTTATGGCGTCGCCTCCACTGGAGGAGCCCGAAGAAACCATGATCATTGATGTCTCCGCAGACCAGCCACAGTACCTAATACCGGCTTCGGACAAATAACTTCACTTCCGCCGCGCATGGAACTAACATGCGTTCATGTTGGCTATAGGCTACTGCCGTGTCTCAACGGCGAAGCAATCGGAAAAAGGTATCTCGCTCGACGCCCAGGTGGAGAAGATCCGCGCCATGGCCGTCGTGCACGGGGCCGAGCTGGTGGACGTAGTGCAGGACGGTGGTGAGTCGGCCAAGACGCTAAACCGGCCGGGCATTCAGCGCGTGCTGAAGCTGGTTCACGAACGGCAAGTTCGGGCCGTGATCGTGGCCAAGCTGGACCGGCTGACGCGCAGCGTCAAGGACCTTTGCGAGCTGCTGGAACTGTTCGAGCGTCGCGGGGTTGCGCTCATTTCCGTTGCGGAGAGCTTGGACACGGGCTCAGCGAGCGGACGGCTGGTCATCAACATCATGGCGGCGGTTTCGCAGTGGGAGCGGGAGGCTATCGGCGAGCGGACACGCGATGCCCTGCGGCATAAACGAAGCCAGGGCGAGCGCACGGGCAACATCGCTTTCGGCTACCGGTTGGCTGCGGACGGCAAACACGTAGAACCCGACGCGCCGGAACAGGCCGTACTCGCAGAAGTCCGGCGGCTGCGAAATGGGGGCGCGACGTTGCGCGGGATCGCGGCCACGCTAAACGGACAGGCGCTGACAACACGCCGGGGCACTGCGTGGAGGCTCGAACATGTGGCGCGCATTTGCTCCCGAAGCCGCTGATTTGAGACAAGTCCGCAATTTGTGTTGCACGATCTCCCGGCTCAGTCCGGGTCCGCCGGAGGGCTCCAACGTCATGTACATGGGTTCCAGGTCCTCCGTAAACTGACCCGAGTCGGGTTGGGTCAACGTCCCAGATTGGGTCTGGCTCGCTTTGACCGGTTCACATCTACGCTTCGGCCAAGTGGCAAGGCAAGCCAGTGTCGCGGTAGGGACCACCATCACTGATCGCCTCACGCGGCTGTCAGCCACCGGTGGCGTGCCGTTTTGGGCTATATAATTGGCTCATGAAACGACTCCGTTTCGCTCTCGCTTTAGCGGCCTCGGTTACGTTGTTCGCACAAGAGAAGCCGGCGGACAACAGCAGAAGCCTGCAAGACACTATGCGCTTTCTTGAACAGAACCTCCCGCAAAGGATCAGCTATACCGTCAGCAAGCGCATCCGCGATGGTAGAGGATACACACCACCCGCAAGCCGTGCCTACAAACTGACCAATGTGACGGCGGAGGTCGGTAGCTGCCTGCTGCGGTTTCACTTGAGCGTCGGCGAGATGGACAGGGACTTTGAGATCCCGCTCCAATTTGTCAACGACAACGACATCAAATTGCGGTCCATGGATCAGATAGAACAGGAGAATCACCCAAGGTTGGTCACAACGACCGATCCCGCGATGTTCACGGTGAGAGTCAGTTCCCCAAATGTAGGTGCGACGTTCCTCTTCACCGACAAAGCAACGGCCCGGCGCGTCTCGCAAGCCCTGCATCGAGCCGCGGCCCTCTGCCCGGATTACACTAGCGAGGGCTGGAGGTAA